CTTGTGTAGTTCCAGCATTAGCGTGATCATTGGCTACGCCAGTAGGTCTCATATAAACCTGAAAATTCCAATCCACAGGGTCAATAGATGTATTAAATCTTGATGTTGACCTATCTGGTGTGGTTCCGCTTTCTAATGCGGTAATATCTTGTGTTGTAGCAGACTGAGATACCGCGTATCCTGCTAATACTTCAACTCTCCAAGTATTAGAGGGAACCATGGAAGCCATAGTAGCTCCTCCCGCTAAATCGACAGTTGAGAAGAATACTTTTGAATCTCTCTGTAAGTTTAAATTGCAGCTCATTTATTTGAACTCCTCTATTCTATTTGATAAAATACGGAAATTTTTAATTCTCCGATACCGAAGGGGGCCATTAATCCTTCATCAGAAAGCATTGAATCTATAACAATATCTGCAATGCCTAACGTTGAATTATCAGGTAGATTATATACTACATGCTCTATATCTTGCATTAAGTCTTCTATTCTATGTTGTGAATCTTCTTCTTTTACATAAAGATACATTAATATATCTAGACTTGCGGTTGTAAACCCTTCTGTTTCGTAAAATCGTTCTTCTTCTCCTGCTTGCATATAAACAGCCGGATAGTCATTGATTTCATCAATAAATTTTAATCCTCTAAATACATTAGAGAATAGATTTGTATCGTAGGTGTAATTACTATTAAAACTTGAAAGTCCACCGTTAATCTTTTTTAGATTAGCAATTACAAAATCAGTAATTTCTTTTCTTCTATTTGCCATTATAGTAATATCCTAATATAGTTTGAGTATATCATACAAGTCATCTATATGCAAATTATAAATTTTTATACTGGGATAATTGTATGATTTAATTAAGTTTTCTAATAACTTTAAAAAACCCTCCATAAAGTGGCTGAACAATCTCTCTTATACTAGGTTTAAGTAAGTCCTCGATAGGATTTCTTTTAGTAGCTTCATGAACAGCATAAGGCTTTGCGTAATTAAAAGTTATTAGTCTCCGTTTAAAATCTTGAAATACTTTTATAGAATTAACAAAATTACCTGTTCTATAAGTTAATCTTGTAGGTGATAGTGGTTTTCCGCCTATAGGTCCTGAAGGCATTTTAGCTTGAATTCTTCTTTGTGCTAATATAGTTATTTGTAAATTATTCATAAAATTAGTTGCGCTTACTTTTTTACTTGCACCTTTTTTACGTCTTGAAACACCAGTAGCTTTAACTAATCCTGTTTGTCCTATATTAATTCCAAAAGTTGTTACACCAACTAATCCTACAGTATTCCTGGTGCTCTGCCCTTTTGCAAACTTATCAAAAGCTTTTTGTATTACTACTATATCATCTTTTGATTCATCTATTGCTGTAGTAGATAATTGATTCATTAACTTTTTTTCAAATGATTTAGAAGCACTAAATACTATTGAATTTTTTATTATACTAGCAGTTATATTTTTACCAGAAAGAAATTCTGAGTATGATAACTCTACTGAAGCAACTTTAATATTTTCAGAACCTTTTGCTTTATAAGTATATTTAACACTTCCACCACTATTAAAAAAAATAGTTCCTAAATTCCTATTATCTTTTGCCATTCTAAATATTAAATCATTTACAGGTATTTTTAATTTAGCCGCTGTCTTAGTTATTTGCATCATTAAATCTTTATTACTAAGAGATTCATCAATAGGCTCACCAGATGTTCTAACTAAAGAATCTTGTAAATCACCTAATCTTTGTTTTTGTGTAAAACTAATTTCTCCCTGTGTACTATCCGTAATCAATGGGGATTTAATAGTATTTAAATTAACTCTACCTGTTTCAGCACCTGGAGTATCGTCTGATAGAATATTTATTTTTTGTTCTTTTTTACCAGAGGATGATTCTAACATATTTCTTAATGCAGTAACTAATGAGTCACCTTTTACAAATATAGGTTTATTAGCTATAGAACCACCAAACCTAGTTTTACCTACCTTGCCTACCTTTTCAATTAAAGCTTTTTCTAAAGTAACTGCTTGTCTGTTTTTGGCTTTTTTGCCAAACTGTTTATATAGTATAGATAAATCTTCATATAACTTACCAACTCTTTGTCTTTTACCATTTACAATAGCAAACATACTTCCAGGTACATTTGTTACAACAGCAATAGCCATTTATAATAACCTATGTAAATCTAATACTCTTCTTATATGGGGAGGAAAGTTAGCTGTTAATTCTGTATTAGTTTTACTCTCTCCTCTAAAGCTGCTTGAGGAGCTAAAATCTTGTTTATATAAAATCTTTACATAGTCAAGAGTAGCTAATTTTAAGTCGCCAGGCATATTAGTATAACCGCCGTTATATGTTATTTTTATACCTTTTACAAAATTTCTAAATTTTATTTGATCGGTTAATTGTACTGGATAGTTACCACTACCATCTGTTACATCTCTTGTAACTTTTCCAGTTTCAGAATCCCAAGTAAACTGAACAACATTAGCATTAGCTTTAGTATTATTTAAACTACCATCACTTGCAGCAGGGCCGATTAATGGTACATATTGATTTCCATCATATTCTAAAACTGAAGCAACATTATTTATAGGTACTCTATCTACAAATATAGAAGAATAACCTCCATTATGTAATTCTGTATAAGAGGCTGCTGCAAGTTCATGACCTATATAACTCTCAACTACTGCACAAGCATAATTAGCCAATAAAGCTAAATTAGCATCATGTATATCGCTACTTATAGATAAATAACTTTTAATTTCTGGTAAAGTTATATAAGTCATATAATAATTCTCCTATTTATTTAAATAGTTTTCTTACTTTTTTTGCAGGTTTTTCTGCTGCGATTTCCTTTTCTTCAACTACTGGAGCTTCAACTTTTGCAACTACTGGAGCTTCAACTTTTGCAACTACTGGAGCTTCAACTTTTGCAACTACTGGAGCTTCAACCTTAGTCATTGCTACCATTCTATGCTCCATCATTACTGGAATAAAAACTGGTCCATAACCATGTCTTTCTAAATATTCAGTAGCTTTTGTCTCAGTCATTGCTACAATTTGACCAATATCTTTTACATGGTCTATACTTAATTCTTCTAATTCTTTCATTTTATTTTCCTTTATTACAATTAAGCGGAGACAAAATAACTCCTGCCTCCGCTAATTGTGTTTATACAACAATTTTAATTAATATCACTATTAACTAATTAAAGCTGTAACTGTTTCTGTAGTATTACCGGTATTTGCTCCACCGCTAGATGCAACTGTTGTTACATTAGGAACGTAAGAAGCTGTTCCTCCAGGGGTGAAATAAGCATTCGCTCCAAAATTACAGAATTCAACTCGTGCATTAGCATTTGATAACATTCCTCTATCCGCGCCGATTGCGTGGACATAAGACATATCAACATCGCCTTCAGAGTGTTGAAGTAATACTATATCACCTTGACTTACTCTTGAACGTCTAATAGCGACAGTACCTGTTGATATTACGCCTGCTTCACCATTTTCGATGCCTGCACTACCTAGAGTAGCTAAATCATTAGCTGCTGCAATTAGGCAGTCTTCGATTACTAGATTTGCATTACCAGTATTAACAAGAGTGTTAAGTGTAACACCTCTAATAGCAACTGTATTAGCACCACCAATACCTAAAGTTAGGCTGTTGATTATAACGTCTTCTCTAGAACCAACACCCTCAATAGCGACACCGTCTAAGTTAGCAGAAGCTGCAGCATATGTACCAGGATAGAACCTTAAAGTACTACCTACACTGTTAAGTACTACTTGAGGAACTTCTGTAATAGCTCTATAATGAGCATCATCGGTTAATGATGGACTTATTTTAATAACTTGTTTAGCCATTTTTATATTCTCCTATAGTAGAGAGGTGCTTTAAACACCCCTCTATCTGATTTTTAATTTATTAACCTTCTAAGAAAGCTACTGCCATGCTATATGTAGAATCAATGGTCTGACCTGTTACAGTTGTAAGAGGCTGCATATCAAAGCGGGTGCTAAGATACATAGCTGTTACTTGCTGACGAGGCTCATACTCGGACTCTAACTCAATACCACGACGTTCAGCAATCATGAAACCAGGCTTATAAACAAGGGCACCAAGACGGTTACCTGTTGCAGCTACTGCAGACATGAATTCTGAAATTACAACTGGAATACCATAGATTGCTCCAAGGCTACCTGTTAGGTATGTTGCATTCTCACCAAACTTATCTACTGTTCTGAAGTCTGACTGTTGCACTAGGTCATTATAACCTTCTGCTGATGTAATATACACTAGATGATCGCCTAATTGTAGACCATACTTACCTAGTGTAGCGCGTCCTGTAGCAATATTAGCTGGGCTAACTTGTGTAGAAGCTGTTGAGTTAACTGTTAAAGATGCAGCGGTTGCATGTGTAACAATACCTGTAATAACAGATGAATAACCACCTGCTGCTACGATAGCGTTAGTAGGCTGTGCTGTAAAACCGGTAAGGGCTCCGTCACCTCTAAGAATAGCTTTATCAAGAGCACGTGCTAGACGACGAGCTGCTGCTGCGCGTAAGAAGTCAATAAGAGGAAGAATTGTATCCTCTTCTTCATCCTTAGCAAGATGAGTAGCTGCCATGAACTTATGTGGTGTAAAGTTAACAGCCTTGATAGTGTGCTGATTAGATGTAGGTACGTTAGTTGCGTCACTTACACCGGTAGCGAATGTACCGGAAGCAAACTGTGCAACGTCACCATCTGTATCCTCATCAACAACAGGAACTCTAAAGTTTCTTGCATCTACTGATATGCGTGTAAGCATAGGAGCAATAACTAGCTGCTGTTCCATTTCTTCGAACACATTAGTGCTGAAATTACTTAAGAACTGATCTACTGTAGTAACAGCTTTCATTTTCATACCAATTTTGGTATCAAATGGATCTCTTCTTAATAAGGCTTGTGAAAGCATATAAGCGTTAGCCATATCCTTTTCACTATACTGAGATTTACTTAAACGTGAGGTTTCTTGATAAGTCATTTTCTGACTATGCATTGCACCTAACTTTTCTGATAAAGCTTTAACTTGCTGAGATAGTTCAGTAACTCTCTCATCATCTTCGCGGGTGCTTGAACGCTCATAAGCTTCATTATCAACCTGCTTAAGAACAGCCTCTGCTGTAGCTTCTAAAAGCTTCTCTTCACGAACATCGCCAACTTCAATAGCTGCTGTAACTATTTCTTCGGCTGGAGTCGCATTTTCTGTTACATCGCTGTTCTTTGCAGTATCAATAACAATTGGGTCGCCAACATTTTGTGTTGCCATTTCTGATTTCTCCTTTAAATCGTATCCGTGAAGATTAAGATAAAATTTATTCGCTTCACTGGACTCTAAATCTTTTAGTACTGATATGGTGTTAATAATTCTATTAGCAGCATCATATTCAGTAGCCGTCCATTCCTGTGACGGTACTAACTTAAGATTAATAATCTTATTAAGTTTTGTTTGATATAGTGAACTCTCGCTAACTTTATCAGTTTCTTTCAACGCAATAAGATCATTGTAAGAAAGTGTTACATAGTCATCAAAAAATTCTTTAATTGATGTTCTATATACATCTGAATCGACTATTTCTTTAGTATGATCTACTAACACTAAGTCGTATTCTGAATTAATATCCCAAACATTTGCTATTGAAATATCTGGAGCATTTATGTTTAATACATGGCCAGTCTCTTTGCCGTGTATATCAACTTGCTTAAACATAAAATTAGGTAACTCATTAGTAGCTGTTTTACCAACTAACCAACGTACTCCCTTAAATTTAACAAAATCTCCATTTTTAATATCTGAAGTTTCATTGCTTAATAAATTGATAAAAGGAATTGGGTCGGAATAGTCTGGAACGATTTCTTCGTCGTCATCAATGTCCCTTTCCTCTTCGATAATAGTCTCATCAGTGATTAATTCTTTTTCAGAACTATCTGCTAATTCTTCTACATCATTATCTTCTTCTGTTACAGTTTCTTCAACTATAACTTCTTCTTCTGTATTATCAAATAATACTACTTCTTCATTCTTTTCCATTTGAGTCCATAATTTAGCATCATGGGAATGCCCATCTGCTTCTTGGATCTCAAAATCTGACACTAGGTGTACATGATTATCTGTATGAGAAGTATAGGTGGTAACACCTGTTCCTTCTTCGTCTACTTCCATAGTATGGTAGTGTCCGTCAGATAATTCTGTGACTCCTGCCTTTAAGCCTTTATCTTCCACTTCTACTTCTTCTGTAGTAAGTGATTTCATATAGTCTTGATATTCTATGTCGCTATCAAAGCTTTTACGAATTCTAAATAAACTATCCTGATTTGCTGGTACTGAAACAACACTAATTTCCATTAGTTCAAGTTCTGTAATTTTAGAGCAATCAAGTTGATTGTCATATTTAGTATGTCCAGGTTTAAAACCTACACTAAAACTCTTTAAAGCTCCGTCTTTAATAAGACTTTGTATAGAATGCTGAGTTTCAGCAGCCTTACTGATAGTAGCTTCAACAAATATACCTTGTTTATCTACTTTAATCTTATCTACGCGACCAATTGGCATTTCGTGTTTATGTTGAAAAAGAAGAACTGGATTTTTACGATAGTTTTCAATACCCTTAACCCAAGCTTCCGCAAGAATAATATCTCCTGTACGGTCTTTGGTAACAGTATTAGCATAACCTTCAATTTTTAATCCGGTATTGGTCAACTTGGCAGATTTAATCTCACTGTCCAAGTAAATAACTTTTTCTGTCATTAATTTGCCTCACTTGATGAATTCCCAGAATTATTGGAACCGCCTTGATTTGCATCTGTATTTGGTGGTCTACCACCTTCAGAAGGATCTTTAGCGCTTCCTGCTATATTCTCTGGAATTCTAATATGATTACACTCTTCATCGTCTAAGTCAATAAAGTTTAATCCTTTTCTAGCTTCGTTAGGAGTAATAACTCCTGCATTAACTAAAGTAGAAAAATATAAAGCTTTGGTTTTTAGATCTGGTTGAATAGCTGTAATTGAAAATTCATCGGCTCTGATTTTTACATCAGGACCAAAGAAATGTGCAAAAGCACTTGTATATTGATTCAATATAGGTAATATTGTATGTCTATAAAATAAAACCTGATTAGTACCTACATTAGCGTTATTTCCGGACTTTAAAAGTACGAAAGGAACACCTAATGCCTTTGCCATATCTTGTTGTAATCTTTCTACTGATTTTTCGAAATCTAATTCGTTAAAACTAATATTGGAAAACTTGTCGATACCTAAACCACCATCTAATATTGCAGGTGACCTTGCACCGTCAAAAATAGTAGTATAGTTCATTCGCCAACGCTCAAGAAGTCTGTCTTTAACTTTATCACTAAGAACATTTTCAGTAGATAAAACAAATCCAGGAATAGCGTTATTTTTAAAGAACTGTCTTTGAAAATTAATTAAAGTATAATACAGCTCAATAATTCTTTCTAAACTTAATAAATGAGATGCACCTCTATAGATACTATCTTCATTATCATTTTTTATATGTATAATTTCCTCTGGAAAAAAACTAATAGTAGATTGTTCTTTTTTCCTTGCTCTACTAATACTAAACATATCACTGTCGCTTGAAATTAAATAATCATATCTTTTTATGTACGTTTTTTCATCCGGTATTATTTCTACGTCATTAGCAGGTAATATATAAAGGGAACCCTCATCTCTATCATAATAGAAAAAAGCATTACCATCTAACATATAATCTAAAAAAGAACGTCTAAATAATTTATTTCTATCTTCAAAAGGATTTGGTCTATCATTAACTAGCTTATTAATTCTTTTGATAGGTCCGCCGCCTTCTACTATCCAAGGAACTTCTTGTAAAGCATTAATAATAAGTTCAATAGATCTGTGAACTATATCAATTTCTCTATACGCTTGTTCAAAATCTAAAATATTAGTAGGAGAAGCTATTACTTCTTTGCCAGCAATGTTGCCTTGAGCAGGGTTTAATTTTTCAGCTAACCAACTTCTAATGCTCATTCGCTACTTTCTCCTTTTGTATATTTAACCATCTCCTTATTTTTGGAACCATTACACTGGTATATCTTTGTCCATATAAATGATGTAATCTTTCGTGATGTGCTTTACACAGAGTAATACAATTATCTGGAGATAACTTTTCAAAGTGTTTATCGTAAAACTCTTCACGAATATCTACTACTTTTTCAGTAGTTGATATATCTATTTTTTCTTTTTTAACCCAATTATTAAATAACTCAGAGATACTATATAAATGATGTAATTCTAAAAAATCATTAGAATTACATATATAGCAATTAGTCGTTTTCTTATAATCTCTCTTAATCCGGTCACGGATAGTCTTAACAGGGTCTCGTAATAATGCTTTATTCATCTAATTTCTTACTTGTATGTGTAAAGTTAATAAAAATTATTTATGATAAAACATTATTAATTTCTAATATCACCTATATTACCAGTAACCTACCCCAAAGTCCAAATATTATTTTTTCTTTTTCTTACTAACGGAGTTTGATTTTCTGTTAAAGGTTAATTCCGATGCTTTCCCGCCACGTCTCTTTACTGCCCTGTCTTTGGCTCTTTGTCCAGGAGTCATCTTACCTCTCTTAGAACCTTTTTTAGTAGCTGTTCTACTTCCTTTTTTTAAATTACCAGATTTTTGTAATGATTTAGTAGCTATTGCCGTAGCTGCTCCAACACTAAAACCTTTTGCTTTAAGTTGCGCAACAAGTCTTTTTAATATGCTTGGTATTTTATTAGATTTTTTAATTGCCATAAATATTCTCCTATTAAATTATTATATCTTTCCAAGTTTTATTTATTCTTACATATGATATAGAACGTATAGATACATTAAATTGTTTAGACCATTTTTTATCAAAATTATTTTTATTACCTCGTATAGAGAAATCTTGTTTCAACATATCTTGCTTTATACTTTTAATATTATCTTCAGTTAATTTAACTCCTTTACGATAACATCTAGAATCTAATTGGTTATCCCTATGGGTTCCTAACTTTAAATGATCAGGATTGCAACAAGTTTTATTATTACAAATATGCCTAACTACAAAATCTTTTGGTATATTACCATTTTTTAAAGTATATGATAAAACATGTGTACTTTGTGTTCTACCTTTATTACGAGTACTTCCGTATAATCCATTTTGTAAAGATTTACCCCAATTCCAACAATCATTATCATCTATGATGCATTTAGATTTAAGCCATTCTAATGATATTTCTTCTGTTCTTACAATATGAGGTTCACCACAGTAGTCTCTAAAATTATTATAAGTTTTAAATAACTTTCTTATACTATCGTAACTACAAGGATATCCATTGTTAACAATCCAATTTTCAGAAACAGGAAACTTACCTGTCTCTTCTTTTACTTTTAAAGCAAATTCTTTACAGTCTTCTTTAGTTAATGATTTAT